TGAAGCTATCCAGCAACAGCAATGGATGACGGCTGTTAGCAGGGAAACTAAAGGTGAAGATAGAGTTCACGCATGTGGTTCTGTCGATGGCATTAACTTGATTTTGTCTACACTTGTCCAATTCAGACAAGACGCCAGAAAACTAAATGGCTTGACACCTAACGAAGATTTGGCATAACGCCAACAACGGGCTGACCAGCGTTACTGGTCTGAGATAGTAAAGGGCTTGCTGCCTTACAGCATGGAAAACACAAACACACAGCCTGATTCCGGGAGTCAGGAGGGAGCAAATGTACCCGAAAACCTCGGTAAGTTTGTTGATGAACACAGCATAGCTGATTTTATCAAGAACAACTTCCTTGACGAGGAAGGGGCGGCTCCAGCCTCAGAGGAGCAGACTAAACCCGAAGCTGAAGATTCAACGCCCGAGGATTCCTCGGCAGTTGAAGTGGAAGCTCAGGATGAAGTCGAACAGTCCAACGACGAAGAAGATGTCGATGGCAGCCAGTTGAGTCGAGGGGTTCAGAAGCGCATCAACAAATTAGTTGCTGCGAAGAAAGCCGCTCAGGCAAAGCTGCAAGAACAGGAAGCAAGGGTTGCTGCAATGCAGCGGGAGTTAGAGGCTGCAAAGTCTTTAGCTGCTACTACGCGACAGCAGTCTGTATCGAGCGAAGTCGAGTCTTTGAACTCAATCCCAGAGGTTGAGGCAGAGTACAAGAGAGCGATCGATGTGCTTTTGTGGTGTGAAGCAAATCCGGACGGAGGAGAAATCAAAAGTCCAGATGGCCAGACAATCGAGCTAACTAACGAACAAGTTAGAATGATGAAAATGGCTGCGCTTCGCAACAAAGAGGTAGAGCTTCCGCAGCGGCACAAATACCTGCAACAGCAGGCAGCAGTTGCTCCGCAAATTGTGCAGAACTTTCCGTGGCTCAGCAAGCCAGAGTCTCAGGAGTTTCAAGCTGCAACAAGATTGCTGCAAGACTTTCCGGAGATTCGCCGAAGACCAGACTACTTGCATTTGATTGGAATTTTTGTGGAGGGTCTTAAAACGCATGTTCAAAAACAAGCGACTCCCAAAGCAACAGCACCAATCAAACGTGCTCCAGCACAACCGAGCGTTAAAGCGCCCCCGGCTCCAGCCAAGGACGACAGCGTTCGAGCAAGTAAAGCGTTTCTGCAAGACACTTCGAGTCGAGATGGATTGAGCAGTTTGCTAAAAGCCAAAGGGTTTGTGTAAGCCCAACAACAACCAACCAACTCGTTTCTTATGCCTCTTCTAACTGAACCTAATCTCTCCGGTCGCGGTAAACGCGAAGACCTCATGGACATGATCGCGCTTGTAGACGCGAAGGATACTCCCTTCACGTCGATGGCGCGCAAAGGCAGCAAGCCTGGAAATATGTTTTTCCGCTGGCAAGCTGACTCTAACCCGGCTCCCAAAGTCGGCGGCACGATCGACGGCACGGACGTCAGCTCGTACACCAACTGGGATGTGGGCTATCGTGCGGAACTTGCCAACTACGCGCAGGTTTTCCGCATGGATGCTGTCCGCGTCTCCAAGCTGTCCACTGACATTGCTCAGGTGGCCGGTGTGCGTGACGAACTGGCGTACAACGTCAGCAAGTCGATCCTTCAGTGCAAGCGTTCCATCGAAGTAACGCTGTGCTCGAACCAAACTGCCCAGCAAGACAACGGCTCGGTGCCTTACCTCACGGCTGGAATCCAGACGTGGATCAGCACTGCTGGAACTGGAACTCCGACCCCCGGAGATATTCCTTCCGCATTCCGTACGCCTTCTAACAGCATCCTTACCGGTGCTTCCAGCGGGTTGACGGACACGGCTGTGCAGGGCTTGCTCAAATCGATCTACGACCAGACCGGCCAATACAAGAGCTACGACGCGATTGTTGGCACGGATCTGAAGCGTGCGTTCACGAGCTTGCTTGGAACGACTCAGTTGACCACAACCAGCACTGCTGGTGTGTTGGCTGCTGGAGCCACCAAGGTGCAGACGTTCCAGCGTGATGCTGCGGCGGATGCTTACGTCCAGTCTGTGGATGTGTTCCAGGGTGACTTCGGGACGGTCAAACTGCATCCGACCACGTTCATTGGAACGATCTCCGGTGGAACCTACACTGCTACGCCTTTCAAGGGTTTGGTCCTGAATATGGATCTGATCGAAGTGCGTTACGGTGGAAACGTAGCTGCTGTGCAGTCCTTGCCGGACTTCGGTGGCGGTCCTGCCCGTGTGGTTGAAGCGGTGTGCGGTCTTGTGGTCGGCAACCCGCTTGGACTTGGCAAGTTCGATTACTCGAGCTAGTCTGTCCCCCTCCGCGACACCTGCCGATCCGTGGTCACGGGTAATGCCGATGACGGACGCAAATGAGAGTGGTGTGACAGTCGGCAGAGAATCCGACGGCAGCATGGGGTGACTAGGCCCATGCCTCAAACGCAGAGAGGTCAGTGGCCAGCGTGACAGCCGGGAGAGACCGGCACACTTTTAAGCATATGGGATCCAGAAAGAAACCAGCTCCACCGCCACCGGCAAACATTCCCAAGCCTATTTTGCGGGAAGTTCCTACTGATCTTGCTGGTCCACTTTGTGGATACGCTGCTTACAAAACCAGTCGCTCACTGTAGCGTTATGCTCAACGTCGATCCTAATCTTGTTCCCCAGCTTGAAGCCGAGTTTCGGCGCGGCTGGCAGATAAAACGTGTAGAGGCAGAAGTGGCATCTAAACGTGCGGCTAAGTACACGCGGGTGCGCCACAAGTCGATTGATGGGATCGGACAGAAGGTCGCCAGCATTCCTGGAGATGTTTACCATTTCTGGGGTACAAAACTGGGATACAACTGTTGGGATGACAAAAAGTTCATGGCCGAATTTTTGCGCGACAATCCGCAGTGCCGAGTTAATTCTGGCGGAACCAAGGAAATCAGTGTAGGTTGGGTGCCTTCTTCTTCGCCCCGTAGTCGCACTGTATACAAATGAAGACTGTTCCGTTTAGCGACATTCTTGCCGAGGTTTGCCAACTTATCGGGCTAGATCGCTCGACGCTAAACGACAAAAGTTTCAACGCGATCAGGGACTTTGCTAGTCGGCGCATTGGAACCATTTGGGATCGTGAAGAGTGGCCGGATGCAAACAGGTACATCCGCACATTTCCCGGTAATCCAATCAATGGTCTGACGTTGATTCCGTTGTCTGAACTGGAAACTCAGACACAAATTGACCTTCAGACGCAGACTGGAGATCCACTTTGGGTCCAGACTTCCGACAACACCATTGCTCTGAAGTTGGATTTGGATCCAAACTTTCCCAGGGTGTACACCGCTGATTTTGCTGGAGACGCTTTGCGTAAAGGCATCATTGGCCAAAGCGAGTTAATCTTTAACAACCCGTTTTACTACAGCTACAATGGGGAGTTGGTCAGTGTTGCAAACAAGCGGTACACGTTTGCTTACGATTCAGCTACGGATGTTTTGGGACAGTACATCACCAGCGTGTACATTCAGATTCCGTTTACTTCGACCGTGACGCTCCCAACATACGAAGGGCCAAACGGCAGGCTGACTACAACTGTGATTTTCTCGGGGAATCCACAAAGGATCGTGCAAATGCCAACCGGATCCCTGCAAGGGTTGTCTGCATGGGAACAAGATCCTCGGAGCACCACCAGAGCAGTACAGTTGGACTTCATGGTGGAAGATCTAATCACGGTTCCAAACACCACCAGGACCGTAGACGTGACTTATCTGCGGTTTCTTGAAGACGGAGAAAAGTTCGTTCAGTATCGATTGGACGCCCCAAGACTATTTGGCGCACGATACATCGACGGCACAAATTATTTGATTGGGTCGCAGGTGTACTACGACATTCTGCAAGGAAACTCGAACTACAATCCGACAGACATCACCAAAGGGGTTCGCGCAAACTTTTGGACGGCTGTTGGAAACTCTGCGTTTGTTGCTCCGCAAGATCCGCCGAATACTTCTTGGCAGCAAGTGAGCATCCCTTATCGGTTTAAAGACTTTTTGGTGAATGGCGTGACGGCAGACTTTTTGAAGTCTGAAGGCCGAACTGACGAAGGGGTTGTTTTTGATGGGTTGGCTGAACAAGCGGTCCAACAACAAATTGATGTTTTGATTCGTCAACAGGGCCAGATTCAAAAACTGAACATGGCTTACACTTACTAAGATGAACAAGTTCATCATCCGCCGAAATGGCACTGTTGCAGCTCCGGGAACAAAAGTTGTAATTCGCGGAACGGTAAAGGGCAGCAAGGTCACATATAAAACCCAGAAACAGGGGCATTTTACGCCGGTCACTGGGGATCTTATATTGACCGAAAACGACGACTATCTTAATAGTGAACTGAGCGACCGCATAACCACTGGCTAGTATGGGCACACGCATTACCGATCTTCCTGTTGCAACCACTGTCAACTCGGCAGATGTCCTGCCTATCGTGCAGGGAGGAAACACTAAGCAAGCGGCGTCTTCTTTGATTAAGACAACGAACGCTTCTGATTTGACGACCGGCACGGTAGCAGCAGCCAGGCTTCCTTCTGCAACCACTGGAGCTGCTGGCATCGTACAGCTTGGCAATACAGCTGGAACGGCTTGTGAAGGGAACGATGCTCGGCTCACAAACAGTCGTGCTCCTTCTGGAGCTGCTGGAGGCGACTTAACTGGAACGTATCCCAACCCGACCTTGGTTCCATTGAATCCAAGTCCTGCTGGCACGTTTGGATCGGCTTCTACGATTCCTGTTGTTAGCGTCAACAACAAGGGACAGGTGACCGGCGTGTCTACTGTGACCCCTGCCGCTCGGGTTTCCAGCGTGGATGTGTCTGGAGGAACAACTGGGTTGTCTTTCAACAACGGTCCAATTACGACCGCAGGCACACTGTTGATGACTGGCACGGTGAATATCGCCAGTGGAGGAACAGGAGCCACAAGTGCCGCTCAGGCGCGCACAAACCTTGGGCTGCCTGCGTCTGCAACAGTAGACACGACAAACGCCAGCAACATCACGAGTGGCACTTTAAATCCGGCGCGTTTGCCGGGGTTGACCGGAGATGTGATCGCCGCTGCTAGCAGCAACTTTACGGCGCTTACAACGACTGGAGTGGCTGCCGGAACATGGGGTGGACCTTCTCAGATTCCGGTTGTGACCGTAGACGCCAAAGGACGCGTGACGGCCATTACAGATGTTGTCCCTTCGATTAGTGCGTCTAACATTACAGGTGGCACATTAGCCACAGCGCAGCTTCCTGCAAGTGGAGTCATTTCTGGAATAATTGGGTCTTCATCCCAGATTCCGGTGTTGACGGTAGATGAAAAAGGCAGGATTACAGCAGCGGCTACAGCAAACTTCCCTAACACTGGCGTAACACCTGGAACGTATGGCCAGAACAATGCAATACCTCAAATTGAAGTAGACGCTCAGGGCCGGATTACGAATGTAACCAACATTGGCATTTCCGGATCTGCTGGAGGAACGGTGACCAGCGTTGGTATTACGAGTTCCACATTAAGTGTTACCAACACGCCGGTAACGGTTACTGGAGATATTGGCCTTGAGTTGCCAACAGTGTTGTCCCCCGACACAGTTGGTTCTTCTGCTGCAATCCCAGTGATTACAGCGGATGCGCAGGGGCGAATCACCGCTCTTGCGACTGCTGCTATTTCCGGCTTGTCTGCGACTGGAGTAGTCGCTGGAACGTACGGTGACAGTGGGTCTGTTGGATCGTTTTCAGTCAACCAGTTTGGTCAATTGACCGGAGCGACAAGCTCGCTAATTGCCATTAGCTCGGCTCAGATTACCGGGGTACTAGCCACTTCGCAGATTCCGACAATCAGCACGTCGCAAATCAGTGGGCTTGCTGCTTCAGCCACAACAAACACTACCAACGCGAGCAACATTACATCGGGCACGCTTGCGACCGCCCAACTGCCTGCTAGCGGCGTGACTCCGGGGACTTTCGGCTCCAGCGCGGCAATTCCGGTGCTGACCGTGGATGCCCTTGGGCGCATCACTTCCGCCAACACGGCAGACGTTTCCGGCGGCACTCAAAGCGTCAAAGCGTTTATAAATTTTAACGGCTCCGGCACGCCCGCAATTCGGGCGAGTCTAAATGTCTCGTCCATCACAGATTTTGGGGTAGGAAATTTCGGCTTTACTTTTACTTCGCCGCTAGCGTCTGCAAATTATGTCGTCGCGGGGAATGCAAGCGTAACGACAACAAACGGCTTAGGAGTTGTGACCTTGTTTTTTAACTCTCTGGGAAACACAAGAGTCGCTCCATCGGCAAGCGATTTTCGCATTTACATTTCGAACGTCGTCAGCGCAGCAACCGATCCGCAAGATATCTGCCTAACTGTTTGTCAGTGATATGAATAAGAAAATCATCTACCCAACTCAGGATGGCGGCGTTGCGGTCGTCACTCCGATTTTAGAATGCGGGCTGACGGCAGAAGAAATTGCAGCAAAAGACGTTCCGGAAGGCGTCCCGTTTAAAATTGTGAATGCATCCGAGGTTCCAACGGACCGCACATTCCGCAACGCGTGGGAATTTCAGCCATGAGTATTTTAGTAAACATCGCAAAAGCAAAGGGCATCGGGCACGGCCTTCGGCGAGAAGCTCGCGCAAAAGAGTTTGCTCCGTATGACGAAATCGTAGCCAAGCAAATCCCCGGAAACTCGGTCGCGGAAGCTGAAGCGGCGAGACAGGCAATTCGAGAGAAATATGCAGCCATGCAATCACAAATCGACGCTGCATTGACCCCTGACGAAATTAAGCAAGCCCTTGGCATCTAATTATGGCCCAAAAAATATCGGCGGATAAGCTCGCGTGGGGCGCGTATCGTCAGGCTTTGCGTGATTTGCCTGCTGCGATTGTTGATCCGCGTGATGCTGTCACTTGGCCCCAAGCTCCTCAGTAATTTATGGCTGACGTAAAAATCTCTCAACTTCCAGCAGCAAGCGTTGTCAACACCAATGACATCCTTGTGCTCAATCAGGGTGGAACCACCAAAACGGCATCGAAAGCCTTGGTTGTGGCTGGATTGGCAACCACCGCTCAGATTGCGGCAATCACCCCAGCATCGATTGGAGCAGCAACAACTTCACAGGTTGCAGCACTGACCACGCAGCAGTTGTCTGCTATCACGTTTACCGCAGGGACCGGGTTGACTGGCGGAGGACCGCTGTCAGCAAGCAGCACGATTGCTATTGCTGCCTTGTCGCCCGATCCGACCGGAACATACGGCAGTTCGACGCAGATACCCGTGCTGACGGTCAACCAGATCGGTCAGATCACCGGAGTGACGACTCAGGCTGTGTCCGGCGGGGGGAGCGCAACCCCTACGGATGTGCAGATTTTTACATCCAGCGGAACATGGACGAAACCGGCTGGAGCAAAAGCAGTGTATGTTACCTGTATTGGGGCGGGTGGAGGAGGAGCTGGTGGGCGCAAAGGTCAATCAACGGCAAGCGTTGGGACTGGAGGGGGAGGCGGAGCGGGAGGAGGTTTTTCTACTCGAATCTTCGACGCTGCTATTCTTGGCGCAACGGAGGCTGTTACTGTTGGCGTTGGAGGTTCCGGCGGAGCGTCGCAGACTACCACAGGCACAAACGGACTACCTGGCGGCGCGGGTGGAGCCAGCTCGTTCAATGATTGGATTTCCGCAGCGGGCGGGCTTGGCGGCGGAGTTACAACGACTGCAAGCGGTCCAGGTGGAGCCGTTACAGCCCAACGAGCTATGTTCCCAGGGGGAGCCGGGGGCACGGGGTCACCTACAGCAAATGGCGGCGCAGGCATCACTTCTTACGCGGGAGCAGCGGGAGGAGGTGGCGGCGGAGCAATGCCAACAACGCCGGCAAACAACAACGGCGGCGGCGGCGCTGTCGCGCTTGGAAGTTTTTCAGCCTCAGGACAAGCTGGAGGCGGCAGCGCCGGCGGCGCGGGTGGCAGTGGAGCCAGCACAACTCCAACAAACCCAATGCCCGGTGGAGGAGGTGGAGGAGGTGGGACTATTACCAGCGGTAACGGTGGTGCAGGGGGTGTTGGTGGACTTTATGGCGGCGGAGGCGGCGGAGGCGGAGGATGCAACGAAAATGGAAATTCTGGGGCGGGTGGAAACGGTGGAGACGGAGCTGTTGTGGTGGTAACGTACTTCTAATATGCGATACGCAATTGTTGAAAACGCCACAAAGATAGTGGTTAACATTGTTAAGTGGGACGGAGTCACTCCGTGGACTCCTCCGGCAGGAACCACTGCGGTAAATGTAGAAGGGGTTCAGTGCAACATTGGCTGGATCGAACAACCCGACGGCAGTTTTGCACCTCCTGAAGACAATGGCTAAAAAAGGCGTATCCCTAGCAGTTGGCCGAGGCGAAAAGCTCCCTGTGTCGAAAGGTGCAGGGCTCACAGCAAAAGGCCGCGCCAAATACAATGCGGCGACCGGCAGCAACCTCAAGGCTCCTGCTCCTAATCCTAAGACAAAGGCAGACGCTGCTCGCCGGAAGTCTTTCTGTGCCCGCATGAGTGGAATGCCGGGACCAATGAAAGATGAGAAAGGGCGGCCAACCCGGAAAGCAGCAAGCCTCAAACGCTGGAACTGCAAATGAAAAAGGGACTCTACGCCAACATCCACGCTAAGCGTGAGCGCATTGCTGCTGGCAGCAAGGAAAAGATGCGGAAGCCGGGGAGCAAAGGGGCTCCAACCGCAGCAGCATTTCGCGCATCTGCTAAGACAGTCAAAAAGAAGTAGCTATGGAGCCTTTTATCAGCCGTTTGCTAGACAGCATCTTCAATCAAGGTCTGACGTTTGCGATGATGGCACTCGCTCTTTGGTACATGCATGTTAAGCTGACCAAGGTTGAGACAAAGATTGCTGAATGCGAGCAGGATAGGCTGAAACTTTGGGAACGAATATCTGAACTGAAGTAGTATGAACAAAGATTATTTTAAGCAACCCTCGACATGGCTCGGTCTTCTGAAGTGGCTTCTTGCTGGATTCGGAGTGAAGACTGGGCATGTGGACGCAGTCGGTGCCGCCGCCCTTACGATCCTCGGTACATACGACATCATCCGAAAAGAGAAGTTGTGATTGACGAGCGATCAGCCAAGTACTTGGACACGCTTGTCCCGCAGGTAAAACAAGCGTTTACGGACTTTCTGCTCGAAGCCAAAGAGCTTTTGAAGGAGGAAGGCTTGGACTATCGCGCCATTTGTGGCACACGTTCTTGGGAAGCTCAGGAAGCTCTTTATGCAAAAGGACGCACAGCGCCAGGCCCGAAGGTCACGAATGCTCGCCCCGGCTCGAGCATGCACAACTTTGGGCTCGCGATTGACTGCGGTGTTTTCCGGGGGAAATCGTACCTTGACGGAGGCAGCCCAGAAGAGCAACGGCTTGCAGACCGGATGCACAAACTATGCGGAGCACTTGCATCGAAGCACAGCCTCCGTTGGGGCGGAAACTTCAAGTCCATCTATGATCCGCCTCATTACGAGTATAACACTCCTCACTCTCTTGCTGTGTTGCGTATTCGCAGGGAACAAAACCAACCGTTGATTTGATATGGCCAAGAAACTAACTGACGCTTTGATGCTGATTATTGGGGCTCCTAAAAAGGGCAAATCTCATTCCTGCCCAGAATGTGATTCTCCTATGGAATCAGACAACACCTGTTCCGAGTGTGGATACGGTGAGGTCGAAGATGAGGGGGAAGAATACGAGGGTGAAGAAATGTCGAGCGATCGTCTGATGGAGATTCGCGATGATCTTCAACGTGTGGTAGACAAGATCAGCAAGCTTCTTTCCTGATGCCTTCTCAGCTACAAGCTGAATCCGATCAGTCTTACATGGGGTTTGCCAGTCGTCTTGACCCGGCAAATCTTCCTGAAGGCATTCTTCAGGCTGCGGTAAACGTTCGTCTTGAGCGGGGGATTGCACAGCCCCGCAAAGGTTGCCAGCGACTTACCAGCGCAACACTGAATGCGCTGACAATGGTGGGATCTGGCCTCTGGGTGGACTCTTTAGGTCGAGACAACCTTGTGATGGTCTTTACAGATCGGTTGTATTTGTACCGTCCTCAACAAGGATTGGATCCTTCCACTGGAACGTTTTATCCAGAGGCAACCATTCTGGTTGGAACTTTTCCGACTGGCAGAACAATAGCTGCCGGAGGCGTTGTTGACTGCGTTCAAGCGTTGAACAAACTGATTATTTTCCGTGGCCAATACGATGCGCTTGAGCTTTCAGCTACACTTAGCAACTCAGCTATTCAGACAGGGCAAAGCGGACTTGTTACAGTAACAACAAGCAGTCCACATGGTTATGTGACTGGGAATGAAGTCACGGTTCGTTATTCCACGCACGACAATGGACATTCTGCCGTTGATGGGAACTACATCATCACAGTAACTTCTCCAACGCAGTTTACATTCACCTTTACAAACAACACTCCTAACAATTTTCCGGCAAGTCAGCCTAGCAATATTTACTTGGTGCAGCGAGGCAAGCCTCCGCTAATTTGGGACTCAGTTGCCAACACAATTACCGTAGCAAGCCAGAGATACATTCCTCCAAGCAGCGGCACTACGTTGACTTATATTACTGAGTCTATTCCTCCGGGAGACTTTGGTTTTTATTTTCAGAACCGTCTTGTTGTAAAGTACTCGAATCAAAGAATTATTGTTAGCGACATTCTTGAGTTTAACTTTGATGTTCAGTTTAACAACTTTCTCATTAACCAAGGCGGGAACGACAGCATTGTAGGCATTTTGCCGTGGATTGAAGATCAGTTTTTGGTGTTCATGCGCAACTCAATCTATGTTGCGTATGTTGAGACAACGTCTTTTATCCAAGGCGCAGCACCTGGGGCGCAAAGCTCTGTCACGGTAGTTACCACTGAGCTTGGGTGTTTGGCTCGGAGAACTATCGTAAATGCAGGGCAGTTTGTGTTTTTTCTTTCTGCAAAAGGCGTTCACCTGCTTACTCCGCAGTTGGACCTCAAGGTAATAGGGAACACCATGCCCTTGTCCGAGCCTATATCAGACAAGTTTCAGGCACTAAACTTTAGCGCAGCGCAAGGATCTGTTGGGATTTACTACAACAACAGGCTTTATGTTGCCATTCCAATAGGAGCCTCAAAAAACAACAACATCTTTATTTACAACACTCTCAACAAAGCTTGGGAGTCCAACGATACTTACCCCGATGGGTTGTATTTAGACAATTTGATTGCCGCGTCTTATCAAAATGAAAAGCGGTTGTTCGTTTTGACAAATTTTATTGGCAACCTTGACCAATACGGAGGGGTGTTTTTAACCGAACAACGAGAGGATGGAGACTTTTTCAAAGATGGAAACGGTGTTGTTTTGCCGTTTTCGTTTCCGGCCAACTTAAATGAGGGCGGTCAGATTAACAGCATCAACTCGTTTGTCCGGACCCGCGAGTTTACGATGAAGTCGTTGTCTGAAAAGCGGTTTAGTAGAGGCGAGTTTCAGTTTAACAACATCCAGAATGACATTGTTGGGATTGACGCAAACCTGCATGATCCTGACGCTTTTGAGACGTTGATGGGGTATCAGTTTTCTGGAACCAGCGACGGAACCCTGCGCCCTCGCATTGCAAGCCGAGGCTCTTCAATTGATTTTGTGGTTGGCTTTACAAGCGGCAGACCGGCCTTGAAAGGTATTACCGTTTATGGTATAACAGCAGATAGGCCCATGATTTCCCAAGAATAGTATGGCACAGCTTCAAAAAGGGACCATTTACTCGCCGGTAAACGCAACCGTTACCGTTGATAACCTGAACGCGCACGTTGACAACGCTCAGTTGTTGTCTGGGGCAATTAGCGAGCAAGCGGCGCTTTCTGGGCCTGGCACTCCAGCGTCAGATCAAGTGTTGTTGCTTAATGGCGGCAACCTAAAAAAGGCAACAGTGGTGCAGGCTTTAGGGAACATTACTCCTTCAGAGCTGCTCAACCGCAACAACAACTTGTCTGATCTTGTTAACGCGACAACTGCCAGAAGCAATCTGGGGTTGGGGAATGTCGAGAACAAGTCGTCTGAGACAATTCGGTCGGAGATTACACTGGCAAATGTAACTACCGCCTTAACGTACCTGCCAACGTCTCCTACACAACTGTCTGCTGGTTTAGACAGCAGGATTGCGACAAGCCAGCTTGGTGCAATTAACGGTGTTGCTCAACTTGGATCTGATGGAAAGTTGGCATCTAATCAGATTGCAGCTTTAACGACAGCATCTCAGCTTGCCCTGCTTGGCACAACGGCTTTGCCGGTGATTGGAGCGCAGCCGCTATTGACCTTGCCACTGCCCACTTCACAAGGCGGCACAGGGCAGTCTACGTTTGCCAATGGACAGCTTTTGATTGGGAACGGAACCGGGCTTACAAAAGCAACTCTAACGGCAGGAGCAAACATTGATATTACCAACGGAAGCGGGTCCATTTCGTTGGCGGTAAACGCAATCTTGCCAAAAGCTATTGTAAACTTCAGCGGTCAATTAGCTGATGCTGTTACAATTACTTGTCCGTATGAAAAGATCGGAAATGCGTTTTTGGTAGACTACAGTTTGGCTGGAGGAAAGTCTGCGCTTGCGGTTGGAAACAGAATTTATTTCACCAGTTTTACCGGTGGAGCAAACGCGCCTACTTCTACATACTACACTGTTGAGTCGTTCGGCTTCAAAGACAATGGTGCAGTTCAGGTGCTTCAGTTTACTTCTGCTGTTGCAGGAAACGCTCTTGGAAATGCTGTTTTCAAGGAGTGTCTTGTTCACTACAAACAGTTTGTAAACAACGTTGTTCTTGTTGATCCTGCTTCTAGCGACCTTACGCTTTCGTACATTGTAAATCTTAACTCAAGTTTGTCTGGAAAGATTTTTGGCCCGGTTGTTTCAGGAAACACGTTTGCATCAAGTGTTTCTCCGATTGGATCTACTACTGGTGTTGTGGCTATGCTAGATTACACTGGAGTTGATGGAGACAGTTTTAGAATTGCCAGGACTAGCACTTCTTTTGTGTTTAGCGGATCATACGATCCACTTGGAGGGGCTCCTGCTGTGCGCCCAATGGGTTATTTCACAAACGCAGTGGTTTACACTAACTAATTTTTTATGGCTTCACAATATAAGAATTGGGAAGATTTTTTAAAACAAAACGGTTATGTCAAGCTCCCGACTTTAGGTTGGGTTACTGCGGAAACACCTCAGTTCAACGACGCTGATTACAAACGAGGTGGGCCATCAGAGGACACTTCTGAATTTAGTCCTTATAATCCAGCAAGTATAAATTTAAAAGTAAAAGACAATCATGCTCTTTGGGAAAGAGCAAATAAAGACGAACGCGATTCAATACAATTAAAAATTAATGATGCTACTCAAAATCTAGCGTTAGCTAAAGAAATTGGAGATAAAGACGGCGTAGCAGATGCACAGCACGAAAAAACAGCATGGGAACAAGTTCTAAAAGGTTTAAATAGTTTATACAATAGTTTATACCGCAACACATTAAACAACGCGGCAAAAGCTCCAGGCGGCATTACCTCAAAGCCAGTTGAGGCTCCTACAACTGGTGAAACCATGCGGGAGACTTATACGGCGTACAGGGATTTATTGCCTCAAATTTATCCGCTTGAAGCTGAAGCTGAAAAAGCTTTTACGAAAGCATCTGGGCAAGCAATCCGAGAGGAAACGCTTAGAAATTTAGCTGCGGCAGAAGAGCCTGCTAAAGTTTCTGCCGCACGACAAAAAATTGCAGCAGACGAATCGATTCTCGCAAGAATTGAAGCTGAAAAAAATCCTGCGGCAAAAGAGCGTTTAGCTAAATATTTATCTACGGCTGAAGATCAAGCGTTAGTTGCTGACTATGACCAAAGCATTTCTGAGCTAACCCCTTATCAGCGGCAAGCTGCCATTGAAGGCACGTACAATTTAGCAGGAAAACAGCAAGAGTTTGGAATGCTGGAAAGCCAGCTTCCTCGGTATCAACAGCTTTTGCAGTCATATCTTCCTGGGCAACAGCAAATCATTCAAGGGCTTGGGCAGCTTGGGATGTCCAGCACAACAGACGCTCAACGCGGTTTAGCGCTTGAAGATTACTTGGCTCCATTTCGAGAACAAGTACAGGCAACAGGCCCCGGAGGAACTCCTGTTGTAGACGCGCAAGGCAATCCAGTAATGCAATCGACTGGGCCTTTAAGACAACTTGACATCACAAGTGGGCTTCAAGCAGTCGCGCCATTTCAGCCGGATCTTACGTTAGGAGGACTTGCTGAGTACGCTCCTGGATCTCGCTTGCAAGGGCTTCAGGAGTATACTCCTGGAGCTTACCTGCAAGGTCTTCAAGAATACGCTCCCGGTTCTTATTTGCAGGGGATTCCCGACCCTGAATTGCAGTCAAACCTGCTCTCCATAAACCAAAACTTGGTAAACCAGTATATGGGAACCATGCCGGGGGTGCAGGAGGGGGCTCAGCAAATGGCAGATATTGCCAACGAACGTTTGGCAGCCGGAGCAGATTTAAGTCCTGAAGAGCTAAGAATAGCCACTCAAGCGGCTAGAGACGCATACGCCTCAAGAGGAACTGCCCTTGGACCTCAAGCAATTGGCAGCGAGATTTTAGCTCGCACAGAACTTGCGCGTCAAAGGGAGATGGAAAACATCAACCTTGGGTCCAAGCTTCTTGGAAACGTGTCTGCTCTTTACAGCCCTGCCTTAGCAGATGTCTTACAAAGACAAGGGGGCGCAGAGCAATATGGATTGAAGGCGCAAGCTCAAATGTTTAGCCAAGGGCTTGGAGAAGAAGAGTTGGCAAGGATAGCTCAACAGCAAGCGTTTGCCCAACGATTGGGGCGCGAAACTTTAGGAAAAGAAGCTCAGCAACAAGCTTTTGCCCAGCGAATGGGAATGGAAGGCTTGGATATGCAAGCTCAACAGCAAACGTTTGGGCAGAGAAAGTCCATGCAGGATATGGCAGCGGCAGCTCAAGCCCAACGGTTTAATCAAGCTGGAACCATTGGCAGCCTGACCGGGCAAGAGTTTCAAGCTAACTTAGCTGCTGCTACTCAAGCGCAGAACATGGCAACGCAAGCGGTTCAGGCAAAACAAGGTTTTTCTGCAAACGCAGCACAGATTGCTTCCGGAATTCTTGGAACGCAACAAGGAGCATTGTCTCCAATCCTTAGTGCATATTATAATACTCCGCCTAATCTAGGCACAGTTGGAACTGCAATGGGAGGAGCAACAAATGCGTTCCAGCTTGGTGGTTTAAATATTGTAAATCCCTTGGATCCAACTGCTACATCAATAAACATGTATCCATCACAAGCGAATTTGCAAGAACGCCTAGGAGAAATGCAAATTAATGCCGCAAAAAATACCGCAGCCGCCCAATTAAACGCAGCGCAAGCGTCTGTGCCTAAGAGAAAGAAATTTTTGGGAATTTTTTAACATTATGAGAGGATCACAATCTGGCTATATTTTACAACCTGCTAATGTTCAGGGAGCTTACGCTAACATTGCCAATCAAATTACAGAAGCTGGGCGTTACGATGCCATGGCAGAACAGTTGCGTCTTCAACAGGCGGCTGCTCGCAAGGCCCAGCAAGACAAATTAAAAACCGCCGGAATTATACTTGGTGCGGCGGTACTTACAGGCGGAGCTGCTGCTTTGGCTGCCCCTGCGGCAGCTGGAGCTGCCGGAGCCGGAGCTGCCGGGGCCGCAGGAGCCGGGGCTGGAGCTGCGGGGGCGGGAGCGTCTTCTGGCTTTTTAGCGGGGCTTGGCACTTTTGGTAAAGGTGCTATGGGAGCCCTTACAGGAAGCGGATCTGTTCCTGCTGGGACTGGAGGATTTGCTGGAGGACTTGGAGCAACCTCTGGTTTTTTAGGTAAAATGGGAACAAACATGTTGCAGTCATCAGATGATTCTCTGGCTTCATCTTTAGGCTCTTATTTTGCTCAGGCACAACAAGCCAACAAGACATCCAGTGCGTTTGAGAACACTTTTAAGGATCCGACAGTTCGCCAGGCAATGTATGGAGACATGGGCGAGGATCAAGTTAGCGCAGTAATGCAGTACGCCAAAACTTTGGGCTCACAAGATCGAGCAAATTTTTACCAGATGGCTGCGCCACAGTTGATGAAGTTTGCCCAATCTCAGCGTGAGTTTGAGCAGCAAAAACAACTGCAAGATCTTCGGTTAAGAAATGCATTTGATATTGCAGAATTAACCACTGGAGCAAAATTAAGTGGACAACGATCCACGGGGTATTTGCGTCCTATAAATCCAAAAGATATTGGGCTTGAAAATGATGACGACGTAATGGATGTGCCTAATTTTAGGGCGGGCGTACCAAGCGTTCGTTAATGTAGCTTATGAATAACATAGCTGAAGATCCAATTTTTTTGTATGCTGCAAAAGCTAACGCAGATGCAATTCGCAAAAAACTTGCCGAAGAGCGCAATGAAATGCCTTTTTTGCCTTCATCTTCGCAATCCAACTCTACACCGTCAATGGCTGCGCCAGCGGCACCGCAATCTTTTTCCGCAGAAGAAGAGTACACTAAGAAATACGAGCTGCATCGAACTAAACGCGCAAAAGCTTTTGCTAAAATAAACGAACTTTTGAGTAGTCCTGAATACATGGGACTACCTGCGCATGTAATAGAAACGCGCAGAAAAGCTTACGAGGCAATGATTGATGAGCGATATCCTGAAATAAAGCCGTTCAATGAAACGCCTCCAGCAAAATTGATAATGCAAGAAGTTCCAGCCTTGGAAAAAAAGGATGACATGTTGCAGAACATCCGGGAGGAACTTCAAGCGGCGTCTAAAATTTCTGACAAAAAAGACAAGATGGCTCGAATAATGACCATTGTTCCAAAGTTGATTCAATCTTCTGGAACAGGTGGATCAGATGCTTTGCAGCCTGCTGAGGTAATTTTGGGTGCTCCAGAATCGCAAACGTTTTTTACATGGGCCGCAGCAACAGGCAGAGACATATCTTCTCCTGCTACTTGGATATCATTTTTTAATGATCCAAAAATACAAAGCAGCCAGTTGTTTCAAGCGGACCCTGATAGTTATCTTAAAAAGACAAAAGGGGTATATAATTCTTTGGTAAACACAAGGAATACCAGAGTTGATCGCTATCGTGAAATGACTTCTGATAAGTGGTTGAAGACTAACACTGGATTAAAATTGTTTCCAAAGTTTGAAGATGCAGATTTGCCCGCTGAAACAACGGCACAGCAACCTGTGTCACAGCAGACACAAGCTACATTTGATGTGGTTAATGGAAGGGTTGTTCGCAAAGATGTTTTGCCGTCACAAACTTCAACAACGCCATCTGCTGTTCAAGTTCCGGTTCCTCAACCGACTGCTCCTCGCAAACGAATTAAATTTGTTTTTAAAGACGGACAACTTGTTTCTGAATAAATTATGCCGCAAGAAGCTGTACTTCCAGATGGCACGACGCTTGAGTTCCCTGATGATGCCTCTATTGAGCAAATTCAAGATGTTGTTAACAAGTATAATGTAAAGCCGGAAGCGGAAAAGCCGTCTTTTGGCAAACAAGCTCTTGAAGCTGTTGCTCCTTTTGTTAGAGGTGTTAGCCCAACCGCTTTAGGCGCAGGAGTTGGAATGGCTCTTGGTGGCCCTCCCGGCGCATTGGCAGGAGCAGCAATTGCGGACTTGGGATTGTTAGCAACCGACACAAGTGTGCATGTGCTCAATAAATATCTGGGCACAAATTACGTTCCTCCAAGTCAAACCATCCAGTCTGCACTTAGTGCGATCGGTTTTCCGGAAAGTGAAACAACTGGGGCGAAATATTCAGAAGCGGCAGCCAGAGGTGTTGCAGGAGCCCTGGGTGGAATTGCTGGAGGAGTTCGACTAGCATCTGCTGCTGCTGCTGCTGGCAGAGAAACTGGGCTAGCTGCGGCGATTGGAAAAACTTTAGCAGATCAACCGGGGCGACAAATGGTTGCTGGGGCCACTGGAGGGCTTGCTGCTGAAAAGGCTCGATCAGAACTTGAGAAGTTAGAAGTTCCGGATTGGGTGAGCACTTATGTTTTTCCTGTGGCTCAAATGGCTGCTGGGATTGCTGGAGGAGCCGCTGGCTCAATGGCCGCAGGAGCAGTATCTAAAGCCAGATCCATGCGAACCGGCCAATACCCAGCTCGCCCTGGATTAACTCCGGAAGAAACAGCGACAACCATTGCTGAGATGGAAGCAAAAGGGCAACAGGTGCCCACATCATATGCCTTCCCTCCAGAAGGAGTGATTGGCAGAACAGCTCAACGGCTGGCGCGAGCCGGGGCTGCTGGGGATCTTGATCAAGAATTGTTGGACTTCAGAAACAAAGAGGTCAAAAAATTCTTTGCCGACCGAGGAATTACTCAGCCGACCAATGAGTTTCTCAAGGAAGTAACCGCAGATCTTGATCGCTTGAGGACATTCAAGATTGGACGCAACAAACAGATTACGAGCGATATTGTTGCCCAAGGAGATCAGGTTGGCTTTGTAGTGCCCGTGGACAACTCAATTTCTGTCATCGACAAGTGGATTGAAAAGTTCAAGCAAAGCAACGAGCCAGCTATGGCTGGGGCGATTCAGAAGCTGGAAGCTGCCAAGGAAGGGCTTCGAGGCAAGCCTTTAGACGACCCTTTGTCGTCAATTTTGGACGCTTCAGGGCAGCAAATCAGTCGCCCTCCAACATTCCCTGGGAAACTGCTGTCTGAGGTTGATTTTAACCGAGATCTTGTTGGACAATGGACTAACGATCCGAGTCTTGCGTCAGTTAAGACCCAGCTAGGCAAGGCTGCTGATGAAGTCTACGGAGCAATCAAGGACGACATGCGCTCGTTCATGCAAGACAACGGGTTGAATGCGCAGCTTTGGGATGAGGCAACTGCTCGTTTGAAAGACAGTTTTGGAGAACTGGAGTCCACAGCTTTAAGATACGTTCTTAACAAGGGTCAAGTGCAGCCTGAAGCTGTTGAAAGGCTTTTGTTTAACAAGGCTCCCAGCCAGGTTGAATTGTTGTACAAAAACCTAAGCCCCGAGGGGCGCAGAAACGCGCAGTTTGCCCTGCTTGAAAAGGCTTACTCAGACTCGATGGATTTGGCGACCGGAGAGATCAGTACAGTGAAAGTGGAGAAAAAACTGAACGACCTTAAAAAGGAGTACGGCATTTACTTTCCTAATCCATTGGACAAAACAGAAATGGAAGGATTGACCAGGATGTTGCGACTGACGGCTCCGGCAGTTGAATTGACCGCAGATCCAGCTACAGGTCAACGTGCTGTGACACCCATGATTGGGCTTGCGCTTGCAGGAAAAGGTTTTGGCAAAGCGGCAGCGATTGCAACTACACTTGATCGTTTTGCGAGCTTTTACGAGTCTCCGGTAGCCCGAAAAATTTTGCGGGCCATACCAAAAGCGCCAGAAAACAGCCCTGAACAACTTGCGCTTGTAAAGCGGCTTGTGAACTCATACGAAATCTTTTTGGACCAGAAAGATGTTGAAGACCTTGAAAAACGGAGAGTTGCAGCAGCCTTTTTGCCGCAATTTACTGCGGTTGAAGAGATGCCTGATGGAGGCGTTGTTAAAACAGACAACTCTCTTGGGCTCAAGATGTACCAAGTCAAAGGAAAGCCTGTTCGCGTTTTTGACTCAAACAATCAACCGATTGGAATTTTTGGTTCCGAAGCAGAAGCTATAAAGAAGGCTACTGACCTGACTTACAAAAGAGTGAAGAGTGAAATCAAGAGAAAGGAAAAAATTTATGCCATTGAAGAAAAGTCCATCCGATAAGGCGTTTACGTACAACCTCAAGAAGGAGCTTGGGGCCGGGGTGCCCAAGAAACAGGCACTTGCTGTTGCGTACTCCGTGCAGCGTGAAGCAGCGAAAAAAGAGGCCGCCAACAGAAGAAAACGCTAAAAAGCACAAAAAAGTTGTTGTCAGCTTGTTCTCAGCCTTGTAGGTGTTCGTCCGCCGCAATGACGCGGCATCAAACGAAAAAACACTACAAGGTATGAAAGTAGCACAGATCAAAGACTTAGCCAATCTTGCCGACGGCTCCACGATTGGCGAAATGCGTGTCACCATCAAGAAAGCGTTCCCTCCTCGCACTGGGAAGGGAAAGTTTGGTGACTGGAGGGTGCAGAACTGTATCATCTCGGATGGCACTGGCGAAGCTCGCGCCAGCTTTTGGCTTCCGAGTGAGATGAAAGACTTCGAGGGTCAGATGTTGACCTTGAGGAGCCAGGCTGGGAAGAAGGGGTTGGCTGGAATTTCAGTGCAGTGGAGCGACCACAGTTCATCGAATGAACTTAAAGTCACTGAGCAGGCAGCAATCGTTGACGACGCTGGAGGTAAAGTGGCCGAGGTTGCTGCCCAGGCGGCGCGAATCCCGCAGCACAAAGCTGCTGTCAACTCTCCTGCTGACGCGAAGAAGTTTCTCTTCCAGTGTGCGCAGTTGATGGTTGATGCGATTAAGGCGTCTCACTGGGTTGGCGAGCAGGTAAAGTGTTCTCCTGAGCAGTTGCAGGCAATTGCCAGCTCACTGTTTATCTCCGGTGATCGTGCGGGTTTGTCTCGCGTGTACCCTACCGGGGTGAAGGTTGAGGAGCCCGTAAAGGAACAAGCAGACGACGAGGAGGGAGATGAAATTGGATTCTAGACCTGCGCGGCTTATGACCTGTCAGGAGATTGCTGAAATGGTCAGCGTCACTCCGCAAATCATCTACAAGCTTGTGAAGAAGAAGCAGATTCCTCACCTCCGTTTGGGAAAAATCATTCGCTTCAAAAGTGATGTGATTGAGAGATGGCTTGAATCCAGCACTGTCCATGAACAGTCGAGCTAAAGGCTGCCGAGGAGAGCGCATGTGGCGCGATGAACTCCGCGAAGCTGGCTTCACCGCAAGGCGGGGTCAGCAGTTCGCCGGGGGCGCAGACTCGCCAGATGTGATCTGTGAAGAGCTGCGCGGACTACACCAAGAGGTTAAGTTCGTGCAGACTCTCAACCTCGACAAAGCCTGTGAACAAGCCGAACGTGACGGCAAGGGAAAGCCTTGGATCGTCGCTCACAAAAAGAACCGGACGAAGTGGAAGGTCACGATGGACGCTGAGTTGTTCTTCCGCTTACTTCGAGATGGGATGGAAACTTTCGCGACACCTGCCCCGCTGGTTTCCGGCGAGCAAGGACCGGTTTCCGGTCGATGAAGGTGTAATAGTTTAGCAGGGGCGCGACTGTGGCAACGCGCAACATAATACACTAAACATGAGACATATACTTGAAATTCCACAGAACGTCGTCACCGCATTTTTTACGATGCGCGATGAAAACGGCAGCATCTACTCTGGTGTTGCCAAGGGAGAACCGCACTACACCGAAAGCCTGGCGATCTCGTTTGGGGCTTTTGTTGCGATTGTGCAGGCTATTGAGAAACTCGGAGGGCCGGAGGTCAAAGTGATCAGCGACCTGCGCAAGGTGATCGCCGAGCAGAGTCTGGAGGATGTTCGCGAAACTTTAACCGAGATTGCGGCAGCAACACGCACTTTCTTGGATGAGGAGGAGTCGAAATGAGGCTCATCGTCAAATACCAAAATGGGCACATGTCAGAGCTGTTTGGGGTGTATTCCGCTCTCATGTATCACGACGAGGCTGAAACGGCCTCTGGCGGGGCTTCTAACGCTTGCGGTGAGCAGTCCTTGTTTGCATCAATGAACGAAACTGCCCCTTTAATGATGACCGGAGGGGATGAGCAGAGGGGTGATGGAGTGGGGTTAGGTAAGATAGGGGGTGTGGGGGAAAGAGAGGAAAGGGGCGAGGAAGCGGGGAGAGAGAAGGGGAACCCATGCATCTACAAGATGGTCTTTCGGTGCTCCGACGGGGAGACCTTTGCCCCGGTTGCCGTGCTCGATCTCGCGGTTAGCAAATTTGGGGAGCAAAGCACTCACGAGGAGTGTGTGAAAGCGGCGCAGTGGCTCATCGCCAACCCCGGAAAGAAACGGAAGAAGAAGGGCCTTGGCACCTTCTTGATGTCATGGTTTGACCGGGCGGCCCAGTATCGGGCAGAGCGCAGAAAGATGAACTCAGGAAATTTGCTGAATGAAGAAACTACCGACCAAGCCTGGTGAAGACCTGGTTCTACCGCAAGCCACAGAAGCTGAACGAGGAATAGCGAGCATTGCCCTCAATAATCCTCGAACAGTTCTGAACGTGATCGCTGAAAGAGGCTTTCAACCGGCGGACATCTTCGACCCAGCATCACGTGCAGCCGTTGAGGTTGTGCTCGATCTGAACGCGAAGGGCATCACGCCGGATGCTCGAGTCATCTTCGAGCGGATGCGCGAGAGGATCCCGGAGATCAGCTTTGCGACATTGACCGATTTGTACACGGTCATGCCGATCGAGTCGGCTTTGCCTGAGTTGCTCGCCATCGTGACTGCAACGGCGAAGCGGAGGACGCTGATGGTCGTTCTCCACGAGGCAATGGGGGCCATCCACAAAACGGATCTTCCAACCGTTGAGCTTGTGCAGGATGTAGCCATGAAGGTGGATGCCATCCAGACCAAGCTTGCCCCTCCCAGACGCATGGATACTCAGTCTCTTTTGCTGGAGGCAGTGCAGCGATACGAGACTGGAGACGACGAGACTCAGCGAATCCGCACTGGCTACGAGAAGCTCGACAATCTCACACCTATCCGCTACGGCGACTTCGTTGTTGTCGGCGGCGAGACAAAGTCGGGTAAAACCATGTTCGCCCTTAACATCATTGCAAACTTAATAGCATGAAACTTATCAACTTAACACCACACGACATTAAGGTTGGGGACATGGTGATCCCTGCATCGGGAGAGATTGCGCGCATGAACGTCAGCACGATGGATGCTGGTCAGATTGAAGGCATTTCGATTGTGGAAACCCGCATCCTTGGCTTCAGTGGAATCCCTGAGCCCACACCTGGCACGGCCTACATTGTGCCGTCTATGGTCCGGGTACAATTCCCTAAACGTCGTGATCTACTCAGCCCTTCCAAATTTCTTCGAGACCGACACGGTTCAATCACCGGTTGTTTGGGATTGGAGATTAACCCCGAACAGTAAGCACCACACCCACATGAACATTGCACCCATCAGTTCAGTCTACCAAGTCGCCAGTTACATGCAGTTGCGTCCGCTTGTGAAAGCGGTCGTGGATAGCCTGGATCGCATGCCGAAAACCAGTCTCCCAACGGAGATTCCGGGGACGGTCCAGTCACATGCCAGAATGCCCGCGGTAACGCTCTACACGCAACACGGTGAAGTCATCCGAAAGTCAGCAGAGAAAGGACATTTAATCGGACACGCATGAACACAAAACTTATAGGACTCGTTGGAAACGCGAGGGTTGGGAAGGACACGGCTGCGGAAATCTTCTTCCGTGCCGGGTTTGAACGGGCAGCATTTGCTGACCCAATCAAAGCTCTAGCCGTGCAGCATTTCGGCTGGCATGGCGTGAAGGACGAACGGGGGCGCAAGCTCTTGCAGGACTTAGGCATGGCGGGGCGCGAGTTCGATCCGGAGGTATGGATCCGACACATGCGCTGGAGTAATCCCATCCGCTATGGAAAACCTTGCGTCATCACAGATGTGCGTTTCGAGAACGAAGCACAGTGGATTCAGCGTCAAGGAGGCAAGTTGGTCAGAATTATTCGTCCAGACATCCCTGTCATCCAACATGTTAGCGAAACGGAGCAAAAAAAGATTGCGTGTCACTACGAGATCGTGAACGCTGGAACCGTGCAAGACCTGCACAAGTTGGTCGAAGATCTAATAAACTCACTATAATTACTATGACGGACTTCATACTTCACAATGCAGAGATGCAGGACTACCGGGCCATGCCCGGATTATCAAAACACCAGTTCGACTGGTTTATGCAGGATCCGGCTTATTTCGCGTGGAGGCGCACGCAAGACTTTAAGCCCAGCCGGGACATGGTCCTCGGCACACTCATTCACGCTCAGACGCTAGAGGGGCGCATTGACTACGCTGTCGGTCCCCAGGTTGACCGCAGGACAAAGATCGGAAAGGAAACATGGGAGGCTTTCTGCCATGAAAATATTGGCAAAGAGGTTGTGAATGAGGAGGAGGCGCGCAGGATCGAAGGGTCAGTCCTGACGGCAGAGGTGTTGTTGTCTGAATTGGGCTACAACAAAAAAGAAGACCAGAGCAAACTCTGGGTGGAGCCCTCAATGTTTTGGGAGGATGACCGGTTTGAAGGTGCCCAATTCAAAGGGCGGCCAGATCTAATAATCCCTCCGGGGGCGAATGACCCGGATGGCGTGTGGACGGTTGTGGACATCAAGACCACCAGTGATTTCTTCAAGTTCACCTCCAAGTTTTGGAGCTTTCATTACGACCGGCAGGCAGTCTGGTATCAGTGGGGATTGAGACAACTCGGCAAAGAAAACACCCGGTTTATCTTTGCGGTGGTGGACACTGAGGAACCGCACCTCGGGCAACTCATGCAACTCGATCCGCTGGCGGAGAAGTTCGCTTGGGACGTGATCCGGCCCAGCTTGTTCCACTATGCTTTGTGCCACAAAAACAACGAGTGGCCGGGACCTCGGGGGATCAGGATGCTCAATCGTCATGGGCTGGGTGCTTTTACGTAAGTCAACGGTCGAAGATCACGTTCGCAATCTGCCTCGTCCGCGCATCGTTCAGACGGTGTTGCGGCGGGGCACGCGGAAGGAGTGTTCAGAACTGCTGGAGCAGATTGTGCATCTGCCCGAACACCAAAGCTCTGATCAAATCCGCGTTGTGCTCGAGATCATCATCGACCGCAAACAAAAGGACTACACATCGAGAGAGATTCACAAGAATGAAAAAAGGCATACTCATCATCTCGCTAGAGATGCCAGCGAGTCAGATCATTGACCGGTTGGTGGCCAAGCTGGGGAACGTGCGGCTACGCACCCTGGCAGAGGGAGTAAAGACACCTGTGGACATGACTGCTGTTGCTAGGGCAACACAGGTGATTGCCAGCTCCAAGCTGGTCATCCGGGATGACCTGCATGACATCGGGGCCATTGTGGCGACCGCTCGCGCCATGGCCAAATCCCCGGATGGGTTGGGCGTGTTGCTGGTGGACTACATCCAGCTTGTGCGGTGTGACCTGGGGCGCGAATCCACTCGTGAGCGTGAGGTGGCAGAGGTCTCCCGTGCGCTGCGCCTGATCGGCTTAGAGCTGGGCTGCCTAGTGATCGGGATCACCCAGCTTAACGAGCAGGGAAAGGCTCGGGAATCGCGTGCAATCCAGCAGGATGCCACCTGCATCATGGCGATCAAGATCCACGAAGAGGAAGGGAGCGAGATCCGTAAAATCTCGATTCCCTTCCAGCGGAATGGTCCGTGTGGAGTGGGAACGGAGCTTCGTTTCAACGGTAAAACAGCATCTTTTGTGAACCCATGAAGCGTTCAAACAAACACCCAGAGTGGGTCATCGTGTTTTCGTCAATCACGGCACTCATATTAGCAATAATTAACATTCTAACCGACAATGACTAAACCAATACAAATCGCAGAACTAAAATCAGAGCTGATCCGTCACCGGCACTTTACCGAGATGGCAGCAAAAGCTGTTCAACAACTTGCCACACGTCTCAGACAACGTCTGATTGACGACACCCAAAGCATGCCAGGAGACCGGTCGGCATTACTGGACGCCGATCTAGTGATGGCCGAAGCCTATAAACTCACAACCCTCAAAGATCATCAAAATGACTAACGCACAGAAGGATCGACTCGCTTACAGAATTAAAGTTGCCCAAGAGTTGGGTGTGCTTTTGGATCCGCCTTTGAGCTTCCGGGCTGCCCGGTTTGCCTCGATGCATAGCAGCCGCGATGAACTGGTGCATTGGCTTCTCCGCCCCAGCACGGTCAACACACGAGGGTTTGGCCGGAAAACCTACACGGAGCTATGCATGGCTTTCGGGCTTGCTGTCCCGGCAAAAGCGCCTCGGACGATTGGGCGCAAGCTGGCGGAAGCGCAAAAGCGCATCGTTGAACTTCAACAAGAGATTGTCTTATTAAAGGGTCAGGCTAAATGACACCGGAACAACAGCAAGTTTTCAACGAGCTTGGACTGCCCAAAATTCTCAGCAACCTGCGGCAGGACATGTGGTACTTCTGCAACTCTCACGCCGCTGCTGTAAGCCTCATCGAGGAAGCTATGCAGCCTGAGTTTGGTAAGTGCCCTGTGGATTATGCCTCTTGGGTCAGATGCGCTGAAGCTGTGGTAAATCGCGAAAGCAACCGCACTATAAACACGGTCAGACAAGCTTTTGACAAAGCGCGTGAGGCGTTGGCGTCCGTGCTTTGCGCCGAAGAACCCGAGTGCCCAACTCGCAGGGAATCCCGTCGTTTGTGCGTGGAGGCAATACAAGCACTCAACAAACTGACAGAATTGAACACGAATTAAACGCGAACAAAACACATTAAACACGCAATATGACTGACAAAACAACAATTGACATAAGTAAAATTATTGCACCACTCCCGGCGTTCATTCGACATCAGACGGACGCTGTGTGCTGTGCGGTTCTCATGCTAGATGCCGACGGGGAATACCACATTGTGGCCGAGGGTAGAGGCTGGAAATCAATGATAGTGAAAGCCGCAAGCCGAGTGCTCGAAGCTTCTGAATTTTTAAAACCGGAGCAAGCCCGCAATGACTGACGAGCAACTCAACGCAGCGATTGCGGAAGCGTGCGGGTGGACTGAAATTCAGGACAGCGGTGTTTGGCATCACCACAAGTTGTGGGGCTATCCGCCGCTCAAGCCAGGCCAAGGCGGAAATTCGTTTCACTATTTGCCCAACTACTGCAACGACCTCAACGCTATGCATGAAGCGGAAAAGACCATTTTTCCTTACTATGCAACGGTTTACTCAAACAAGCTTGCTCAGGTGACGGGCGCGGAAATGTCGGATGACACCGATTATTTCTGCGCGACCGCTCGCCAGCGCGCTGAGGCATTCTTGCGAACGCTCGGGAAGTGGAAGGCAACTGACAAGGGCTTCTTGACGGTTGGCGGCGCAACTACCGAGGAATTCTCGGCAGATCATCTGCGTGACGGCACGGAAATGATGGAGGAGGTGAAGGATGCACCGCAGTAGCTTGGCCTACCAAGGCGGTCCGTTGTTAATTTTGCAAAGGCAAGCCGCAGACATGCGGGCTCGCGGGACCCTGTACGCTGACATGGTTAAACACTTTGGTGTTTCACGAGAGACGCTCCGGAAGTGGGTTAAACGAGCGCAAAAACGATAATGTGGATACTACCCAAACAATTACGCACATCTCTTTGTGCAGCGGATACGGAGGCATTGACCTCGGACTCCGCCGCTGCATCCCAGGCTTGCGCACAATCGCTTATAGTGAGATCGAAGCCGCAGCGTGCGAACTACTTCTTGCGCGCATGGAAGGCGGGCAACTTGACCCGGCTCCGATCTGGACTGATCTCAAGTCCTTTCCTTGGGGGGCTTTTCACGGCAAAGTGGACATCGTCTCTGGCGGATATCCCTGCCAGCCTTTCAGCGCAGCCGGAAAGCGAGCCGGAAAAGACGATCCTCGGCACCTCTGGCCTTGGATCGCAGATGGAATTGCTGCCATGCAGCCCCGACTCTGTTTCTTTAAAAACGTCGAAGGGCACATTTCGTTGGGACTCTCCACAGTCGTTAGCGATTTGGAAGAGCTGGGTTATCGAGCGGCGTGGGGACTATTCTCGGCGAGCGAAGTTGGCGCGCCACACCAGCGGAAGCGGGTGTTTATCCTGGCCTACCGCAATGGCACGCGACTGGAAGGGAACATCACCGAATGCGCACGTCAGAAAAACCGGTGTGAGCCGGTGCGATCAACTGCCCGTTGCAGTGGATCAGGCGGAGAAAGGGATGTGGCCAACACCATGTGCGATGGAAGCGGAAAAAGCGGGTTTGTTCAGCAAAGGGCAGATGGGCCAGAGTCTGTCAGCGATGGCAAATCGAGGCGAACTTGGCCTAGCCGCCCCGGCGAACCTCAACACGAATGGGAGCCGCTGCGGGCTGTTGAACCCGGATTGGGTCGAAACACTAATGGGATTACCAGTAGGGTGGACAGACTCCGCATGCTTGGCAACGGAGTCGTGCCAGCAACTGCCGAAAGAGCATTTCAAATTCTAATTTCGGAATTGCAAAATCAAAATTGAAAATCGAATTTCGAAAATGAAAAAGCAAAACCCAAAACCAAAAAAGAAATATAAATCCGCTGAAAGCCGCGCCCGACAGTTATCCGGGCTGACGCATGTCAAGATCAGTGATCATGTGCATGGCTGCGATCACATCCAAAAGATAGATGGCAAGGGACTCTGGGCGAGTGTGAGTGAGGAGCAGCGCAAACGAATCTTGCAGCTCTATTGTGAGGGTAAAACGATCACGAGCATCGCTGAGACGATGGGACTTTCGAAAACGGTAGTGGGCGATGTCAAGTTGCGGGCATTGGATGAGGACACCCAATTCGCAAATGACATGTTCAAGCTGAACTTCCGCCGCAAACTACAACAGACTGCCAGCTCCGCCCTCGAAAGGGTGGAGGAACTCATGCCTGAGATGGAGGCACGCGATGCCGTGCTGGCCTTTGACAAGGCAGCGAATATCTTGATGGAGATGGAAGCCCAACAGAAGCCTGAGATAGGCTCCGTGAACCTGCACCTCCACAGCTCGGATAATGACCTTGCCGGCCAGTTCCTCGCCGCGATGGGCGAGCCTAAGCAGGAACACCCGGTGATCGACATCACCCCAAAAGAAGAACCCCGCCCTCCGGGAGAGAAGAGCGGGGCTGATGTGCCTGGTGTTTAGAACGTGCAGCACCCGCAGCATGGCGCATCCTCACAGCGTCCCCGGCGGTTGCGGTAGCCTGTCCACCCGGTGGACGTTACGACACCGAACGAGACGCTGTCGCCGCGAGACGCGGCCAAAGCCTCGGCGTCGGGTGACTCAGGATCAAGGCAACCGGGACAGGTGACAATCCACACCGTACGGCGGTTGACGGTAGCACGGGAGAGAGTGCCCGCCTGAGAAGGCACGGACTCGGAACAAGTGGAACAGGTGGAAGGATAACGGTTTTTCATACAAGGAACGCTTTGCGGATTAATCCGTGATCTTCAGGTTTAACAATCAGGAGGACTGACTTTTCAGTCTCACACTCACAAATTGGGAAAATTCCGTGTGCTTTGAGCCAATCAAGAGCGGTTTCAGGTGCTCCTCCAAGTCCGTAATCGTAGGGCACAAATACCGTGTGCGGCTTGGCAAACGCGGCTGTGCGTAGGCTGACTCTGGCCCCCTTGGTGTCGGTGGGTCCGTGATACCGGACCTCTATAGCAATAGCGAATGGGATGTTTTTCATTTTTGATTTTTGATTTTAGTTCTGCGTATCTGAAACCGGTTTTCGATTTCAGATTTCAAAACTCAAATTTCAAATTCGATTTTCGATTTTCAATTTTGATTTTCAAAAAAGGTTTCTAGCAACCGGGATGCGAGCCTAGAGCATGGCAACACAAAGGCTGAGCCTGGGCGTGAGCGTGAGCGTGGGCGTGGATCAGGGCAAAGGGAAAGGGAACCCCTCACCAAAGAAGGGTTCCCCTTTTCGCGTTCTAGGCTTCTCTGACTTCCCAGCTTATACCCTCTAGGCCGCCGTGCTCTATGAGCCATTCGCGAGCATAGGCGCGCGCGGATTCGAGGGATTCAGCTTGGAAAAGGTGCGTTCCGTTGCATTGAACGAACGCGTATCTGTCGCGGTAAAAGAGGGAGAAAGCTTTCATAAAAAGGGAAGGTTTACTTGTTCAAAATTGCTTCGATTGCTTTTCTTTTTTGGCTTCCATGCGGACGAATCCAAACGCTAGGAAGCGTTTCCCGTCGGTTAGTGCCATCGCATAAGCCACACTCCGAACAAGAAAGCCCCTTTGCATCGGAAAGGCATTCAATGGCTCCTCTGGGCGCGGCTGTACCCTCGGGAAGGGTAGCGAAGAAACGAAGTCCTAGGCTTTTGGCTAGGGAAATCCGATGTGGTTCCACGCTTGCCATGAAAAAGCGACCGTATGCAACCGCCGTTTCAGGCTCCATCCAGTGCCAGTCGTGGAAATATCCTGTGTGACGACGGGCTCGGGAAACGATATCGGAGACCATCGCCAAGGGTAACAAGGAGGGATTGCCAAACGCGCCGAATCGAACGGCTTTCCCTTCCCAGAACGCTTGCCATTCAGGAGAGCCGAACGCCAAGGGTTTATATGAGCCCCTTTTGTAGGCTTTCCATATTGCAATTAAAGGCTTGTCTTCAACGTAACATCCTTGACGCTTTGCAAGAGGACATCCTTTGCAGGTTGTTTCCGTGTCTGTACCAGAGGAACGGCTTTCTGATGGGTGTTTGTCTTTCTCCAAAAGCCATATCTGGAGCATGTTCCCTGTTTTCCGATTTTTACTCTTACGCGTTACGATGGCGACGATGGAGGGTGTTTCGTGGATAATGTACATGTTTTGAGTGTGCAGTGTTAAACGGAGCAAACGCTCCCTTCTGCCGCCCCGGAAAGAGCGGCAGTGTGGGAACCTAGTCGAGCCGTTTTCCAGTGTGTCCACAGTAGGCGTGGATATCTCGGAACCATTTTCGCAGGATTTCGCATTGAGCATATCGCCCCCAAGATACAGCGTCCTTTCTTGTCGACGACGTACAGCGCCAATCGCCCCCAGTTGTGTAGACTACCCATTTGCGCGGATTAGACTTGCGCCTAACTATGACACAGTGTGGGTCTGTTATTGCAAGAGCTTGTCTGATTTCGGAGTATTTTTTCATGGAGTGTGGAGTTTACTTGTTTTTTGCGACTGAGAGAATAGGAGCCTAGTCACCGACCAGCATAGCGCATAGTTCAGCGGAGGGATCTTCCGGAAGGGTAGGTATCAAAAGACGCGCTCGATGCGCCTCTTCTTGGTATCCTTGCACCTGTTCTATGGCCTCTCGCAAAAGTTCCTCACAGAGCGCCAAAGAGCCACATTCTAGGGCTCTAAGAGCCGATTGGAGGATAGGAGTAGGCTTCATGGGATCAAACGGATTTCGCAGCCCGTAGGAAAAGGGGAAGTGTGAGTGTTGCCAAAACGGCAAAGATGATCGCCTCAGGCTGGTTGGCAAAGGTACGCAAGGCGAGGGTGTCAAAGCAGAGCAAAGAAAAGGCGAGAAAGAACGTTTTCATGAGTTTACAGAGTAGAAGCTTCTAGGCGGGCGATGGTTTGTTCCAGCTCATCCGCCAATTGGAGCGGGCAGAGCCCATCGAGCAAATCTGAGATACAAAGGGAGGCTCCATTGGGATCAAGCATCCAGAAGCGGATGAGAAGCCGATGCGTTACGAGTGGGAGTGGGAAGCAACAGTGATTGTCCATGCGCATATCATCGGCAGAAAAGCGTGAAGGTTTAGCAAAAAAAGCAGAAAAAAGCACTGCACCAACGCAAAGAGCACAAAACCAGGCAAATGCGCACGCGAAGGGGAGCAAGGGGAGCATGAAGGGGAGCGCGAAGGGAGTAGCGAGGGGAACGGTAGGGGAACGATAGGGGAGAGTAGTAGGGGAACGGTAGGGGATACTAGGGGAACGCGTTTCCCCACCATTCCGGTCACGCGAGGGCTCGCAATCGTCCAACGCTACCCTCGCGAGGCGGTTTCCTCGCCTCCGCTCCAACGGTAGACAGACTGCATGCGCACACGCGCACACACACGCGCACACGTACACGCCAGCGCACACGTACGCACGCACACGCACACGGGGGGGCGGGGGTGCGCGCGTATGAAAAGTTGTCGACGACGACGCATACCCCCCCCTAGGAAAAATGCGGTTACGTGAGGCTTTTTGTTGTGCTGCTGGTGGGGAAGGGTGTACGGACGGTGGTGGTCAGGTTTGAGAAAAGGAACACCGGGGTTGGTATATTTGCCGCTTGTGGAAGCAAGTTGATGGCACTGTGTTGCTGTCTGGTCCCGGTGTTTTCTCTTTTTGACGTTGTGAATGTATGAGTGACGTAAAGTTTGGGGTGTACGAGCGTGAGGTGAAACAAGTGTTGGCTGGGAAGTACGCACTTGAGAAGTTTGTGGAGGGTGTGGATTACAAGAGGGTACGGGTGCGGGTTGGGACCAGGGTGATGTTTCGCAACAGCATTTGGGAGAGTTTAGGGGTTGAACAAGCGGTGGTTTCCCCGGCACAACCGGCTGAGCAAAGCGAACTACAGAAGCAAGGGGACGAGATACAGGAAGCTGTGGTGACGCAGCGGTATCCCAATCCGAGGTATGTGAACACGACGATTGGACGTGTGTTTGTAGGAGGGAAGCCGGTGAAGCTCGGCCAGAAGATCCGGGTTCGCAACAGCGAATTGGCTTTAAAACCCGTAAGTTATTTGGGTTGAGTCGGTAAAAAACCAGCCTCAAGTTTATTCTCTTTAGACTTTCTCTTACTATTGACTCTCTTGTTCCCGTCTTTTCCCCTCCGGTATCTGTGTTATTCCCCTTTCACTTGTGTATTCACCGGGTCTCGGAGGGGAAACTCAACCAGGCAGGGAAGAGCTTGGAGAAGAGCATAGTACCCCCAAGACTCAGCATTACTGCCTATCTTGGGGGAGTACTATGAACAAAAAAGGAGAGGAACAACCAGTGTAGGTTTTCGCCTGTCGTGTCGCATTACAGTCGTGCAGAAATGGTTACCCGTTCAAGGATCTGCTTGGCACTCTCGTGGCCTGACTGTCAGTACTCTGTGATTTTGAGGCCATCACAGATTTTTAATCCAGCCCAAGGGGTATGGCTGGAACCATTGAGTCGCCTGTGCGTCCGATTGTTTCAGGTTGCGCAGAGGGTACACGACAAGCTATAGGCTTGCGGGAAGAATCATCATCGAAAAACTGATCTATGTCAACGGAAACAGAGAGAAAATTTGAGGAGATTGACCAGCGGGAGAAGCTTATTCAGAAGATCCTGAAGTTTCCGATGCAGGAGCATCCTTTGTTTCCGGCTCCGAACGAGGAGCAGAGGCGGCAGATGGTGGCGAATGTGGGGACGGAACAGGTGATGCGGATGTTTTTGGCAAGGGAACAGAGGATTCGAGCGGAGCAGGATGATCCTTATCGGTATGGCTCGGAATTGGCGACTTGGCCCGATGCCGACGATTTGCTCAACCGGTTTAACGAGATTCTTGTGTTGGGAGGGAACCGGGCAGGCAAAACGGAGTGGGCAGCCAAACGTGTGGCTCAAGCTTTTGTGGGGATGGATTTGAACGGAAAGATGCCAGCATGGGTCAAGGAGAGGAGCCAGAAGCGTGGCATCAACATTTGGTGTCTGCACACAACTCACATGACGAGTGTGGCGATGCAGCAGAATGTTTTTCACAAGTATCTGCCGAAAGAGTTGAAGGAGGCAAAGCGCACTCAACAGATTCAGTTGAGTTGGTCGCAGAAGAACGGGTTTACCGACAACACAGCAGTGTACCAGAAGAACCAGATTTGGTTTTTGAACTACAGCCAGGACATCAAGGTGGTAGAAGGTGGAGAAGTAGACATTGTCTGGTGTGACGAGTTGGTGCCGCAGGATTGGCTGGAAACACTTCGTTACCGGTTGATCACAAGATCAGGGAAGTTGCTTGTGACCTTTACGCCGATTCTTGGGTACACTCAGGTTGTAAAAGAATTTATCACGACAGCAAAAGTGACGGACTACAAGGAGTCTGAGCTTTTGCCGGAGAACAACGTGATTGGAGTGCCAAAAGGGCACATGCCTTACCGGGCAGAAGGGGTGTACGGGAAGCACGGTGTGATTTGGTTTCATTCTAAACTAAATCCGTACAACAATTGGGAACGGATGAAACAGACGCTTCGTGGCCGAAGCAGTCACGACATCAAGATTCGTGCGTATGGCTGGGCAGATCAGACAGCGGGCAGCCAGTTCCCTATGTTTGGGGATGTAAACATTTTTAAGGGAAGTGTGACGGAAGTTGTTCCGGAAGGAACTAACTACATGGTGGCTGATCCTGCTGGAGCCCGGAACTGGTTTATGATTTGGGCTAGGGTAGATGCTTACGGGATTATTTGGGTGTACCGGGAGTGGCCGGACCAGAGTTACGGAGAGTGGGCCTTACCTTCGGAACGACCGGACGGAAAGCCTGGCCCTGCTCAACGCAGTGGAGCTGGTCGTGGAGTCAACGAGTACACGGATCTTGTCTGGTCCCTTGAGACACACGAAGACAGGGAAGAAGAAATTGCGGAGCGATATATTGACCCTAGGAGTGCTGGATCTGAAGTGACCACCAAAGAAGGTGGAATTACACTGTTAGACCTGATTGCCAACGCCGATAATCCGCTGCATTTTATACCTTCAGCCGGGGTAAGCGTGGATGAGCGAGTGCTCGTCATTAACGATCTTTTGTGTTATGACAGAGATTTGCCGGTAGAAATTGGCAAGAATCATCCAAAGTTGATGATCCATGAGAGCTGTCAGAACTTGATTTACAGCATGCGAGAATGGACAGGAGCAGACGGGCAAAAGGGAGCCAGCAAAGACCCGATTGATGCTCTTGGGTATTTGGTAGTGATGCAGCCAAGATACTACGGGGGAGAAAGCTGGCAAAAACAGATGCAAGAAATGGCTCGATGTGGCTCCTATTGACCTTTCACATAAATTCACGTAATTTGACGTAAATATGTACTCGGCTTCTTCTGATCCGCTCGCTATTGCCACAAATATCCCTGATGTTGGCGATCTTTTGAGCGAGTACAACCGGGCAATGATCAACTCGACGCAGGGAAACCTGACGACGAAGTATGATGATGTTCGTTTTGCGAGGTGGGCTGGACAGAGTGAGGACGGCAAAAAGCACAGCAATCTTCGCAACGACGGAGATCCGGCGTGGCCGTTTGAAGGGGCTAGCGACGTTCGCAACAGGCTGATTGACAGCACCTGTAACGAGTTAAGTGGAATGCTTGTGACTGCGTTTGAGCGGGCAAACATACGCTCTAGTGGCACAGAGCTTCAGGACACAAACATAAGCGGGGTTGCAACAACGCTATTGCGTTGGATTCGAGACAATAAGATGCCGCTTGAGTTGCGCCGGGAAGCGGAGCTGGGAGCACAGTACGCTTTTCAGTATGGATGGACTGCGTTTTTTGTAGGGTGGAGACAAAACATCAGCAAACGGTCGCAGCCGTTTAGCATGGAACAAGTGTTGCAGGCAGCACAGGTGTCTCAAAGCCCAACGCTGATGCAGTTGCCTCAGCTTATTGTAGATCAAGCTGAAGAGGCTGCGGTTATTTTGCAGACAGCAATTCCGGGGCTGACGCTAAAAGAAGCCAAGAGGATGGTCAAAGAGTTGGCTGAGACAGGTCAGACAACGCGAGACGAAGAGTATGTCAGCAAGAATTTGCCTGAGATCATTGCGTTGAAGCCTTGGGATGAGGTTATTTTTCCGCCTGAAACAGCAGATTTGCAGCGATCCAGGGTGATTTTCCGTCGGACATGGATGTCTGAGGTGGAGATCCGTGAAAAAATCACGACAGAAGGATGGAACAAGGAATGGGTGGAGTTGGCGGTACAGATGGCTGGCAAAAGCAGTACCATGTACAACATGGATTTGTTGCCCAGCACGGAAATGCTGGTGTACAACGACCTCAACTACAAAAACATGATTGAGGTGGTGTATTGCTACACCAAGAGCTTGGATGGAACAGCTCCGTGCATTTATTACACGGTGATTTGTCCACAGGCAGCGGTGGATCACCGTGGAGACCCGATCTCGTATGCTATTCACGAGAGGCTAGATTACGCGCATGGAGAGTATCCCTTTGTTGAGTTTCGTCGTGAGTGCATTCGTCGGGCTATTTTTGACACTCGTGGTGTTCCGGAACTTGCATCCACCGATCAAGACGAGATCAAGGCACAACACGACTCGATCCGGGATCACACGGCCTTTTCCACTCTTCCGCCCATCAAGGTCGTCAAACGAATTGGTGCCATCAACAAGATCGGACCGGGCGTACAGATCCCGGTGGTAAATCCGAGTGATTACACCTTCATGGATCCACCGGCGCGCCAGCCCACTGTGGCGTTTGAGTTGATCCAGCGAGTGGAAGCAAATCATGCGGCTTACTTTGGAACGGTGAATCCAAACGTAGATCCGCGTAAGACACAGTTGCTCCAGCAGATGCTGGTCAACACTTGGCTTTTGACCTGGAGGACCATTTTCCGGCAGATGTTCAGCTTGTGTTGCCAGTACATGAGCCCTGCTGAAATCGAGCGAATTACTGGAGGACAGTTGCCTCAGAATTTGTCTGACATCCACAACGAGTTTGATCTTACGGTCAAGTTTGACATCAACGACCTTGATAAAGAGTACATTTCTCAGAAGATTGATTTTCTGACTAAGGTAGCTCAGTTGGATACGGGTGGCGTTTTGAACCGAAACAAGCTCACTGAGATGATGATTCGAGCGATTGCGCCAGAGGTAGCGCAAGAGTTGATTTTGAATCCGCAGGATGCAGGTCGCCAGATGTTCAAAGAGGTTCAGTCAGACATTGCGCTGATGCTACTTGGGAACGAGGCGTTGTATCAGGAGAACGATCCGGCAGCTCAGACAAAACTTCAGTACGCCCAGCAGATCATACAAGCGAACCCGAAGGCGCAAGCTGCTCTTCAGCAGGACCAAAACTTCCAGGCTTTGTTCCAGAACTACGTGAAGAGCCTTCAGATGAGTGTAATGCAGCAGCAGAACGCTCAGATTGGCCGGATTGGTGTGACTCCTGTGTCTCAACAGCAACAGCAATGACCAACGACCAAAAAACCGCGTTTGGATTTGCGGGCAAAAACATCACCTGGACAGAGACCATTAAGCTGATTGAAGCTATTCAGCAACAGCAATGGATGACGGCTGTTAGTAGGGAAACCAAAGGTGAAGATAGAATTCACGCATGTGGTTCTGTCGATGGCATTAACTTGATTTTGTCTACACTTGTCCAATTCAGACAAGACGCCAGAAAACTAAATGGCTTGACACCTAACGAAGATTTGGCATAACGCCAACAACGGGC